CCAGAACTCAGCATTGCCAGCTGGATGTCCTGCAGCACTGAAGCTTCAACAGCGTTCTTCAACACTGCCTTTTCACCGTCTTGAAACAGGCGCTTGCCGTCAGCATCCAGCGCTTTCTGAATCATCATGTTCAGCGCAAAG